TGCGTTGTTGTTGGCAGCGGATTACAAGCCGGCCGAGGTTGATGTTCGGCGTGCCCCTAGGGTTTCGATGCGCATTTCGCGTAAGCGTCGTGGTTTGTGATTTTGGTCACGCCCTGGTTTGCCTTGTGTGGGGCTGTCGTCATGTGGTCTATGTGATTGTTCATTCTTGATGGTTGCCTCGCCTATGGGGCTGCTAGACGGCTTAAACAACGTTTGCCCTGGTGGGCAGGTTTACTACTGAAAGGTTAATGGAAAATAATGGGGTTACGAAAGTTCTTTGCAAAGTTCAAGCCGAAGCGCACTAAGGAGATCGGCACCGCCACCCCCACGGGGGGGTACCATGGGTACCAGCGTTTGAACGATACGAACCTTGATTTGCGGTTCCCCCGTAACATTGCGGTTTATAATAAGATGCTTAAGGAAGACGAACAGGTGTCAATGGCATACTCTGCCTGTACGCTTCCCGTGTTGCGCGCCAAGTGGCACATTGATTCGAATGGTGCCGACCCCGAGGTTGTACAGCGGGTGGCGCAAGACTTGAAACTACCTATCCTTGGTGTTGATTCGCCCCCGGTGACCAGGCTTTCTAGCGGGGTTTCATGGCAAGAGCACCTACCCCAAGCGCTGCTTGCCTTGGTGTTCGGCTTCGCCTACTTCGAACAGGTGTATGAACAAGACGAAACCGGTTGGCACCTGGTGAAACTCGCCCCCCGCTGGGCTGACACTATCTCGAAGATCAATGTGGATGAGAACGGTAACTTAGAATCCATTCAGCAAAAGAGCGTGCGACTAGAAGACGGCACCGACCTTGCCCCCGTGATACCCGTTGATAGCCTAGTCGGCTACGTGTATCGCCCCACTAATAGCGATTGGATGGGCACCAGTATTCTTCGCCCCTGCTATCGCCCGTGGCGGCTTAAGGACGAGCTGCAACGGCTTCAATTAAAAACTCTTGAGAGAAACGGCATGGGCATACCCGTCTATATGGCGTCGAAAGAAACCCTGTTGGGGCGTCCCGAGGATTTGCAAGACGAAATTGATAGGGGTCAAGAATTAGTTGAGGCTATCCGCGCCGATGATTTTGCCGGGGTGTCAATCCCCCCCGGCGCATCATTCGAGTTCAAAGGCGTTTCTGGTCAACTGCCGGACGTGTCGGGTGCTATCAAATCATACAATGATGCTATCGCTAAAAGCGTGCTAGCACACTTCCTAAACCTTGACGATGGTGGCGGATCGTACGCTTTGGCTGACACGCAATCCTCATTCTTCACACAGTCGTTGCAAACCATTGCGGACTGGGTGGCGTTGACAGCGCAAAAGTATATTGTTGAGGATTTGATAAGCCTAGCATTCCCGGAATACAAAGGTCCCGTGCCCCTCATCAACTGCGACCCTATCGCATCAAACAGTGAGCTGAAACCTGAGATGTGGCCTAACGCCGTTGCGGCAGGGCTGGTTGATCCTAACGACCCCGTGACGCGGAAATACTTTCACCGTAAAATGCAAATCCCTTGGTCTGGTGACACCGAAACTAATAATATTGATAATGACGAGGGCGATGTTTTGTTGTAGTATGTTATAATATTCCGCATGAATGAATGGAATTTCTTTTCCGACATTTCCGATTGGGATGTTGACCTGGCAGGATTCCGTGAATTCATCAACCAAACCACCGAGGAACCGTTAATAATTAATATTAATTCCTACGGTGGTGACGCAATGCTTGGTATTGCTATCGCTAATATTATTCGCAGTAGTGAAAATAGTACGGTGGCGAATATTTGGGGTATCGCAGCGTCGGCTGCCAGTGTGGTAGCGGTGGCGTGTGACCGTGTTGTTATGCAACCGTCCGCAACCCTCATGATCCATGATGCTTGGACGTGGGACGCCGGTGGGACTATCCCCGAATTAGATTCCACCCGTGAGCAGCTTAATCAGTTGTCGGATCAGATTGCTGATATTTATGTTTCTAAGGCTGGTGGGACACGTGAGCAGTGGCGTGAGTTGATGGGTGCGGAAACTTTTTACACTGGTCAGGCGGCTGTGGAGGCTGGTTTAGCTGATGAGGTTGTGGCCAGTGACACCGGTGATGGTGCGGAAAATAAGAGTTTGCGTAAAATTGTTAATATGCATAAACGCATGTTTGCAGCTAAGCTGCGTGAGCATGCTGTTGATGCTGATGATGGTTCCGAAAATGAGGATGTTATGGAGCTGAAAGACCAGCTTATCAAAATTTTAGAATTAGATGATACCGCCACCGATGACGATGTTATCGAGGCCGTGCAAAAGCTTGTAGACGACAGCAAGGATAAAGAGGAAACCACTAAGAGTGACGAGCCGGAAGAGCCGAAGCCGTCGGAAAATTCTTTGCCCAAGGGCATGGTTGCCGTTGATGAATACACCCTGTCTGAGCTGCGTAAAAGCGCCGACGCTTTGAACAAGATGCGTGAGGAAGCACGGCGTGCTGAGGTTGTGAACCTTGTGGATGAGGCTATCAATTCGGGCCGCATTTCAGCTAACGGCAAGGACGCTTGGGTTAATTCTCTGCTGCATGATTTTGAGGGCGGTAAGGTTCTGCTTGAGAATCTTGCACAGTCCACCCCGGTGAAGCATAGTGGTGTTCGCGGCTATGAGAATAAGGGCAAGTCGCACAGTTTGCGTTCCGGCTTGAAGGTTCGACAGATTTTCTAATAGGAAGATTGAATATAGATGACTAATCAAATTTTGACCGGTAACGCTTCCTTTAAGGCTGCTGCCGATGTTGTCGGCTACCGGTGTGTTAAACTCACTGGTGACGGCGTTGAGCATGCGGGTGCTAGTGATGATGTGTATGGTGTTGCGATTCAGAACGCCTATAAGACCCCGGTTGTGACCATTGGCCAGACTGACCGTGTGACCGTGGTGACCTCCCCCGCTATTATTAATATTGCCTGTGATAGCACGGACGATTTGAAGACCGGGAATAAGGTGTACGCCGCGGCTGATGGTAAGGTTGCTAAGGCGGGTACGAAGCCGGTTGGTTTTGTTGTTCGTAAGGGCCGTAAGCATGTGTCGGTTCGGCTAGTGACCCCACTGGCCTGATAAGAAGAAGGTGAGAAAATGGCTTTTATTCTAGGTGAAAACAGTGGCGGTTCCTACACGGTGTCTGACTATGTGGACGAGCCGGAGCTGATTGTTGATGAGATTGTGAGCATTGTTCAGGATGCCGCTATCGAAAACGTATTCTATTCTGATGATGGTGAAACCACAGCTAGCGCCATTATTTTCAAGCAGCGCGTGTCACCGTTCCTGTCCGAGAGCCCGCATGAGGTTGCGGAGTTTGAGGAAATCCCCACCGCCGATATCCGTGTCGGTGATGATAAGGTGGAGAAGGCGTTTAAGATTGCGGAGGGTTTGCGTGTTTCTTATGAAATGATTAAGGACAATCGCATCGACCTGCTGTCGCGTGGTGTTGAGCAGTTGGCTAACGAGTTCCTGTATGCTAGTGCACGCCAGGGCCTGGATCGGGTGAAGGCAGCTACCGATGAGCATAGCCAGGTTGTGACTGCTAGTGTGCCGTGGTCTACTGTGACGGCGGAGATTGGGCAGGATGTTTTGCGCGCCTGTGCAATGGTCTCATCTGCCCTTATTGATGGCGATGTGGATGATGAGCGCAAGGCGGCCCTTGGCTACACCCCTGACACCATTGTGATGCACCCCTCGGTGTGGTACAACATTATTGGCAATAAGACTATCCAAGCTGCGTTTATTGGTGCTAACTCTGGGGATAATCCCTATTTTAAGGGTTTCCAACCCTACAAGCCGTGGGGTCTGGATGTTGCTGTGAGCCAGTATGTTGACCCGAAGCAGGTGTTTGTTTTGCAGGCCAAGAAGCCGGGTGGTAAGAAATTCTTAGACCGTCCACAGGTTACCCCCCTGTACTCGCCCTATGGTGATAGTAGTATTGGTGGCGCAACCATGGAGTACCGGTCTGATATCATGGAGCGTTCTATCCGTGCCCTGTATGATCCTAAGGCTGTTGCACGGATTCAGGTGGGCTAATCATTATGAGGATTCGCCTAAAGATCGGGATTTGGTGGCAGCCCACGGATGATGGTGGCGAGGTGTTGCGTAAGCGTGGTGATGGGTTTGATGCCCACCCGCTTGACGCCGCCCGCCTGATTAGTTCGGGTGCGGCTGAGGATGCTAACGCGAAGCATGACAAGGTTGAGGCTATCAATCTCGGCTTGCCTGAGGTTCCGTCAGTCGATGACGATAACCCGGACGATGACAATAGTGACCCCGCCGATGGCAGTAAACGCCCTGCACAAGCCGCTAAGGTTGAGTTGTGGCGGCAATATGTTGCCAGCCTTGGGGCGCAAGAGAAAGACATTAAAGGTTTGACCAAGCCTGAGCTTATTGCTATGGCCGATAAGCTCAGCTGATAGGAAGGTGGCGGGGTGGAAAAGTTATCGGTTGATGATATTGGGGTGATGATGCCCCGCCCCTTCCTTCCCGGGGAGAAGGACAGGTGCCGCGCCTTAATTGATCTGTCTTATGAACGGATTGAGTTCGAATTTGCCAGGCGCGGTTTAGTGCTGGCTGATGAGATTGTTTCTAAGCCATGGTTGATAGCCGCGGTCAAAATTGTTGTGCGCACAATGGTTGTAGAATCACTACTAACCGGCGTGAACATCAACATGGTGAGCGTGTCATCAACCACGGGGGAACAATCCGACAGCGCAACCTTTGCAAAAACCGGGACAGAAGGGTTCGGGGGCGTGTTCCTCACTGAAAGGATGCTGCATGTTTTGGGGCTGCTACATATTAGCCCTCGCTATCGTGGAGGGGATATTGTCCCATTCCCGGAGAGCAGAAGGGTGAACCTGTGGAGCGGATAAGAATTTTTGACCCACCCGAGATTGGGTATGATGGTTCGATTATCCACAGCGCTAACTACACCGAGGTGCTGGGTGTCCCGCAGTATGATACGGGCCATGAGGTTCAGCACAAGGATTATGGGTCAACGGCGCAGCGTCTTAGGGTTTTCTTACCCGCGGGGTTGCCGATAGGGCCGAATCATGAGCTTGAAATCCGTGGGGTCAAGTACAAGATTTTGCACGCCCCATTCGATTGGGCTATAGGTCGAGCCCCTTGGTTTCAGCGCCACTCCCCCATGATTGAGGTTATGTGTGAAAGGCGTGATGTTGATGGCTGATAAATTCGCGTTCCGGTTGGATAGTGATGCTATCAATGCGATGTTGCGTGAAAACTTCATGAGCGTGGTTGAGGCTAAGGCGGCTGAGGTTGCGGCCAATGCTAGGGGTATTGCGAATCCGAAAATGCCGGTCGCATCTAGAAGTGAGGTCAATAAATCAGGCAGGCCTGTTGGCCTGGTGACGATCATGCACGCTGGTGGTTTGAACTCGCAAGCGAAGCATGGGACCCTGACCAAAGCGGCAACACAGGCGGGGCTTGATTTGAAACGGTATGGGGGCACAAAGTAAATGCTGGAAAAGGATAAACGCCTGTTCATGTCCCAGGATGCCACCGCCAAGGTGCGTGAGTTTCTGGCACAAAACGAGGCTTTCAAAAAGCGCACATCAGCAATGCTGCCCCTCAAATACTCGCCCCAAAAAAACGGTTGGCATGTTACCGTCCAATCCGATGGTGTCATTTCCGGGGGTAAGGGCTTCACCGTTGAGGTGGTGCGCGTCACAGTGCATTCATATGATATGCCTTCCGCAACCCGAATCATGCGCACAATCGACGCAGCCCTAATATCCTTTGGGGGCAGGTGGAAACTAGGGGTGCAAGCCTCGACAAACATCATCACCACACCGGACAGTAAACTTGGGGGATACGTTTCTTCCGCAACATATAATATTTTCGTGAATAGGATTACGTTATGAGCATTAAGCAACGCGAACCGCAAAACGTGAAAACGATCACAGATGCGGTGGTGTACATCAGTTATGCTGATGATCCGAAGGTGAGTAAGAATGGTGTGCTGGATCACACTTGGATGACTTTGGGTATTCTTAAGGATGACCAAGAAATTGATTTGAACCGGGCGATGGAGATTCAGGAAACCAAGGGCTTGGGCATGGGCACCGTGGCGGTGACCGGTAAGCCTGGTTCGGTGATTCTTAAGGTTCTGGTTCTTGAAGAGAATGATGCTGTGCAATCCGTGCTATGGCCGGACCGCACACGGGGAACCACGCCGTCGAAGCGGATTGATGGGGCCGAGATTCTTTTGCACAGCGCTAAGCT